GAAAATCTATACGATTGACATTGAGGTCGCATGTGAAAATGGATTCCCTGATGTAGAAGCATCTGCTGAGGAGATGCTATGCATTACTATTAAGGACTTCAACACTAAAAAGATAATCACGTGGGGAACCCGTGAGTATCAATCGAAGCACGAGTATCGTGTCTTCTGGTCTGAAGCAGAGATGCTTGAGGACTTTGTAGGATGGTGGGTACAAAATACTCCTGACATCATTACAGGATGGAACTGCAACCTCTATGACATACCTTATATCTGTCGTAGAGTAGAGAGGATACTAGGTGAGAAATGGAAGAAGTCTCTTTCGCCTTGGAAGAGAGTATATGACAGGGAGATTATCATTCAAGGACGTAAGAATATTGCTTATGATATCACTGGTGTTAACATCCTTGACTATCTTGACCTCTATAAGAAGTTTACTTACACCAACCAAGAGTCATATCGACTAGATCATATTGCTATGGTAGAGTTGGATGATGCTAAGTTGGATCACAGTGAGTATGAAAACTTTAAGGACTTCTATACTAATGATTGGGATAGGTTTGTAGAATATAACATTCATGACGTTGATCTTGTTGACCGTCTGGAAGATAAGATGAAACTGGTAGAGTTGTGTGTCGCTATGGCATACGATGCTAAGGTTAATTTTACAGATGTATATTCACAGGTTAGAGTCTGGGATACATTGATCTATAATGATCTCAGTAAGAGAAACATTGTTGTACCACCGAAAAGTAAAACTAAGAAAGATGACAAATACGCAGGAGCATACGTCAAAGAGCCAGTCCCTGGCATCTATGATTGGGTGGTCAGTTTTGACCTTAACAGTCTGTACCCTCACCTTATCATGCAGTACAACATCTCCCCAGAAACCCTTGCAGAGAGAAGACATCCCACTGCCACAGTTGAAGGACTGCTCAGTCAGCGAGTTCGGATCGATGGAGATTTTGCAGTGTGTGCCAACGGAGCACAATACCGCAAAGACATCCACGGCTTCCTCCCTCAAATGATGCAACGCATCTATGATGAGAGGACGATATATAAAAAGAAAATGCTCAAGGCAAAGCAGGAGTATGAAAGAAAACCAACCGACCAACTTAAGCGAGACATTGCTAAGTTTAATAACGTCCAGATGGCAAGAAAGATCCAACTTAACTCTGCCTACGGTGCTATCGGTAACCAATACTTCAGGTACTACAATCTTGCGAACGCTGAAGCAATCACACTCAGTGGACAAGTCGCAATCAGATGGATCGAAAACAAAGTAAACAATTATTTAAACAAAGTATTACAAACAGAGGAGACAGATTATGTTATTGCAAGTGACACTGATAGTATTTACCTTAATCTTGGTCCTCTGGTACAAGCTGTATTCCCCAGTGGAGAGAAGGACGATCAGAGTACACTTAGTTTCCTTAAAAAGGTGTGTGATGTGGAACTTGATCGCTATATTGCGAGTGCTTATGAAGAAATGGCAACCTATGTAAATGCTTATGAGCAGAAGATGGTGATGAAGAGAGAAAACATTGCCAACAAAGGTATATGGACAGCGAAGAAGAGATATATTCTTAACGTATGGAATAGTGAGGGTGTCCAGTATGAGAAACCTAAACTAAAGATGATGGGTATTGAAGCTGTTAAGTCTTCAACACCTATGCCATGTCGTACTGCCATTAAGGAAGCACTTAATGTTATAATGACTGGTAGTGAGACTGATACTCAGAAATATATTAAAGATTTCAGAGAGAAGTTTGAGAAGATGTCACCAGAGGATGTGGCATTCCCACGTGGTTGTAATAACATAGCAAAGAATACATCCTCTGCTACCATATATGGTAAGGGATGTCCTATGCATGTCAGAGGTGCTCTATTATATAACTTCTACATTAAGAAGAGGAAGTTACAGCATAAGTATCCCATCATACAAGAGGGTGAGAAGATTAAATACATACATCTTCGGACACCTAACAAGATCAATGAGAATATTATCTCATTCTTTCAAACTCTTCCAAAAGAATTTGGGCTTGACGAATCCATCGACTATGACCTACAATTTGAGAAGAGTTTCCTAGCACCACTCAAAGCTATCTTAGATACTATAGGATGGCATGCAGAGAAACAGAATACATTGGAGGCACTTTGGTCGTGAGTTTTTTAAAGGATATAGTAAAGGAAATAGACAATGAATACGCTGCTATCGTTGCTGATGGTGTTGCTGCTGGTGACACTAGTGCGTTTATCGATACAGGTTCGTACATCTTTAACGGACTTGTCTCAGGAAGCATCCAAGGAGGAGTTCCAGGGAACAAGATCACAGCTCTCGCAGGTGAGTCGAGTACTGGCAAAACATTTTTCTGTCTTGGCATTGTACGTAGTTTCCTCGAATCTAATCCTGATGGTGGGGTTATTTATTTTGAGTCTGAGAGTGCATTAAGTAAGGACATGATTGAGGAGAGAGGCATTGACTCTCAACGTATGATTATAGTACCTGTTACTACTGTCCAAGAGTTTAGGACACAGGCAATAAAGATTCTTGATACTTATATGAAGGATAAGAATCAACCACCTATGATGATGGTGCTTGATTCATTGGGTATGTTATCCACTTCTAAGGAGATGGAAGACAGTGAAGCAGGTAAAGAGACTAGAGATATGACAAGAGCACAGGTTGTCAAGTCTATCTTCCGTGTGCTTACCCTCAAATTAGGTAAAGCAAATGTACCTCTAATCGTTACCAACCATACATATGATGTGGTCGGTGCTTATGTGCCAACCAAAGAGATGGGTGGAGGTAGTGGACTCAAGTATGCTGCTAGTAACATCATCTACCTTAGCAAGTCTAAGGAGAAGGATGGGAAGGAAGTAATTGGTAACATTATCAAAGCCAAGTTAATGAAGTCTAGGTCAGCAAAGGAGAATTCCGAAGCACGTGTACGTTTATACTATGATGAACGTGGACTTGACAGATACTATGGTTTAGTAGAATTAGGGGAAAAGTATGGAGTCTTCGAGCGAAAAGGTAATAGAGTTGTCATTGGAGGTGACTCTGTATATCCATCGCAAGTATATAAAGACCCCACAAAATACTTTACACCCGAAGTATTACAAGCACTAGAGGAGTGTGCAGCAAAGGAATTTTCATATGGATCTTAAAGACTATATCGTCACTTATGACGATGTATTGGACGTAAATCTATGCAGGAATGCCTGTGACATGTTTGAGCAGAGTGTTGACTCTGTTGTTAGATATGATTCAGAGATGTGTAGTTTCTCTTGTATTAATATTACTGATGAGACTGAGATCAAACATAATACTAAGTGGGATCCTATCAATCAGAAACTAATACTAGCGATTAAACTTACTGGTGAGCGGTACATGAAGCAAGTTGATTGTGAAAGGTATTGGCCCAGACAAAATAGTCTTGAGCAAGTTAAGATTAATAAGTATCAACACAAGACTGCTGATAGATTTGATCGTCACATTGACGTTGGAGATCATAATTCTGCAAGGAGATTCCTTACATACCACATGTTTATGAATGATGTGGATGGTGGTGCAGTGTATTTTAATGACATTGATCTTGAAATTCCTGCAAAGTGTGGTAGGATATTAATGTTCCCTTCTACGTGGACATATCCTCACTCATACATGGCACCTAAAGATGAGGATAAGTATGCCATCTCAACTTACTTGCATTATACATGACCCTAAAGATTGAAGAGATCACCCTTAGTAAACTGATCCTCAACGACACGTATACTAAGAAGGTCTTACCTTTTATAAAGGATGATTATTTTGACACACCGACACATAAGGTATTGTTTAGTACCTTGTCTGAGTATGTCAACAAGTTTGAAACCACCCCCGAACCCAACGCCCTAAAGATAGAAGTAGAGAAACGTCGGGACATCTCCGAGGAAATATACAAGGAGGTTGAGCAGTTTCTTAATAATTTAGATAGGGATCATTATAACGAGGACTGGTTAATCGAAACCACTGAGAAGTGGTGCAAAGAGAAAGCAATTTACATTGCTTTAATGGAGTCTGTCAAGATTGCTGACGGACAAGACAAAACACGTACAAAGGATGCGATACCTAGTATCATGTCCGAGGCTCTTGGTGTGTGTTTTGATGATCATGTTGGACACGATTACATACAGGATTCTGATGACCGATACGACTTCTATCACAGGAAGGAAGAGAAGATACCGTTCGATATCGAGTATCTTAACAAAATTACAAAAGGTGGTCTACCTAATAAGACTCTTAATATCGCTCTTGCTGGTACGGGTGTCGGCAAGTCTTTATTCATGTGCCACGTTGCTAGCTCCGTGCTGCTCCAAGGGAGGAACGTTCTCTACATTACAATGGAAATGGCAGAGGAGAAAATTGCAGAGCGAATTGATGCCAACCTTTTGGACATCCCGATCCAACAACTCAACAGCCCTCTCCTCTCAAAAGAAAAGTACTCCTCCAAGTTGCTGGAGTTAACTAAGAAGACTCAGGGTAAGTTAATCATCAAGGAATATCCCACAGCATCTGCACATGTGGGTCACTTTAAGGCACTCTTAAATGAGTTGTCTATGAAGAAGGGATTCAGTCCTGATATTATATTTGTGGACTACCTAAACATCTGTGCTTCAGCACGGTATAAAGGTACTATAGTAAACAGTTACACCTATGTTAAAGCGATTGCTGAGGAACTCAGGGGATTGGCTGTCGAATACGATCTACCAATTGTCAGTGCTACTCAAACTACTCGTGCTGGTTTCGGGTCTAGCGATCCTGACCTTACTGACACGTCAGAGTCTTTCGGACTCCCTGCTACTGCTGACCTTATGCTCGCTCTCATATCTAATGAGGAAATGGAAGAGCTCGGTCAGATAATGGTCAAGCAGTTAAAGAATAGATACAATGACCCTACAATGTATAAGAGATTCGTTGTGGGTATTGACAGAGCTAAGATGAGGCTGTATGATTGTGATCAAGGAGCACAAGATGATATCATCGATGCAGGTGATATAGAACCTGCTACCAACCCTAAGAAAACCTTTGATGGATTTAAAATCTAATGTCTGAAACATTTACAAACACACCAGGTGATAATTACGAGAGTGAGAAAGCTGCTGAAGAGATATCCAATGCCTCCAGAGATAGAGTAGAGGATGCTGAGGCAAAGGCAAAGAAGATGAGTCAGGAAACTCCTAAGACTCCAGAGGAGATGCTAGACAGTGAGAATATGGACACTGCTCCTAAGTCTAAGGAGAGAATGAAGAAAAGGATTAAGGAGAAGACCAAGGCAGAGAAGGATGGAAAGAAGAAGTTTGAGGTTGACTTAGATAACTACATGAAGTTTGTAGATCAAGTCACATCACCTGCTAGTAAAGATTTTAATGCTCTCATATCAAGGTATGGTGAGTTGAAGGGTGCAGGTTGTGACATTGCTAGGTTAGACACTGCTGCATCAGGTATATGTGCAGAGGGTGGGGAGTTTATGGAGATAGTTAAGAAGTTAAAATTCCAAGGCAAACCATATGATGCTAAGAATAAAGAGCATCTTCAAAAGGAATTGGGTGACATCATGTGGTACGTTGCACAAGCAGCATTAGCATTAAACATCAGACTTGATGAAGTCATCTATATTAATACACTTAAGTTAGCAGCACGTTATCCTAATCAAATGTTTGAGGTAGGATACTCAGAAAACAGAGCACCTGGAGACATATAATGGCAGAAGCATATACACATGGTAATCTATCAGTAGTGGTACCGATGGATGACATGAAATTAATCCTTAGACAGATGTGGAAGTCACGATCTACTGAACCTAAGATGGGTGAGTTGTATAAGAAGTATCATGACTTGGTTGAATTCGCAGACATAGATCCAAACCCTTGTGACATATGAGATACCCTGTAGACATTGACAAAGGCAATGAGTTTGCCAAGTCAATACCAGGAGTGGGTGGTTTCTCAGGGATATACCCACTACCTGACGGTCAGTTGCTAGTCTCTGGTGCTGATGGTGTAGGGACTAAGATTAATATAGCAGCAGTTGCTGGTGACTATACTACTATTGGTATAGATCTAGTAGCCATGTGTGTTAATGATGTAGTAACCAGTGGTGCTAAACCATTATACTTCTTAGATTATATCTCCACTAAGAAGATAGATGCTAACGTAGCAGATATTATGGTAGGTATCTACAAAGGATGTGAGATATCAGGTATGAAACTGTTGGGTGGAGAGACAGCAGAGCATTATAGACAGAATGAATATGACCTAGCAGGATTCTGTACAGGTTTAATAGAGCATGACGGTAACTTAGTTGATGGCACTGGTATCAAACCAGGTGACAAGATAGTTGGTGTAGCAAGTAGTGGACTGCATAGTAATGGGTTTAGTCTCATTAATGATATGTTATGGAGACATGAGTTAGTATACAAGGAGCATCCAGAGTTACTTACTCCTACTCACATCTATGCACCTATGGTATCAAAACTAATGACAGCATACGGTGAGCATAGTGTCTTTGGTATGGCACACATCACAGGTGGTGGACTACAGGAGAATATTGATAGGATTATACCACCAGGTCTTCATGCTAATATTGATTGGACATCATGGGAGAGACCAGAGATATACAATGTAATACAGAGGGGTGCAGCAAGTAACCCATTGACAGAGGACATAGAAGAGGAAGAGTTGAGAAGAGTATTCAACTGTGGTATAGGGTTTGCTCTAGTGACACCATTTGCTGAAGCATGTATGGAGTTGATTGATGAGGAATCCTGGATAATTGGAGAGGTGGTTGACAATAGTTGACAAGGGTGGTATATTATATCTGTTGGACGCAACACTAAGGAGTGACTGAATAATCTTTCTGGCAAACGCTGGATAAGGTGATGGGACACAGGTGGTGCTGCACCGAGAGGTGAATCGACTTACCAGTCGGGTCTCAGGCAAAGAACGTATTTTACACTGTAGTAATGCCCGTTCTTTTGTCGGTACACAGTAATCCGACCTCCCACCCTTTTCTAAGGGATAATACACATAGTACACATAATACGGAGAATACGTATGTCTTTTGCTTCACTTAAGAAGTCTTCTTTCCAAGACTTACTCGCTAAAGCAGACAACCTTAACAAATCTGAGGCT